TAGATGATTGTTCTGATCTTTATGAAAGTTTTGGTGTTGTATGGAACTTAGGGACAATTGAACACATCTGGGACGTTCATACTGCATATTCAAATGCAGCGAAGATGGTTGAAGTTGGGGGATATTATATTGGACATGCGCCTTGCGCAAAATATTTTGGACATGGGATAAATGTAACAGAAAGACTTGCAATAAAGGCATTCTTTGACAAAAATGGTTTTGAACAAATGGATGCATGGGAAACTGCAAATGCATATGGTCACATTTATTGGAATGTTCACAAGAAAGTAGAAAGTAGACTTGGAGATTTGGATCATCCCACACAGGTCTTTGAAAATAACGCAAAAACACCAATCGTATGAGGAAAAAATTATGAGTGTAATATATAAAGGTCAAGTGATTGAATCAGAAGTATCTGCCAATTCATTTGGTGGAACTGAAATGATGCGAGAACGTGTCCTTAAAAATGTGGACCCAAAATGGTTAGAGAAAGTTGCAATTCACTTCTCACGTCCACGACAACTAGCAGACGATGTTCCAAACGTTCTATACTGTCATGATCTCGCAGAAGATCCAGAAATGAACATTCTTGCAAATAATGGATGGCAACAGTTTGCGCATTTTGTGTTTGTGTCTGCGTGGCAACGTGATCAGTACATCACACGTTTTGGAATTCCTTATTCGAAGACAACAGTAATCTACAACGCAGTAGAGTCTCAATACGAACCAGTCAATAAAGATGTTGATACGATTCGTTTTATCTACCACACAACACCACACCGTGGATTGGAACTTCTTGTTCCTATCTTCGATGCGTTGACAAAAAGTTTTGACAACATTCATCTTGATGTATATTCCTCGTTTGGTATTTACGGATGGGAACAACGAGATGAACCTTACAAACCATTGTTCAAACAAATTGAAGACCACCCCCACATGACTTATCATGGTTGGCAGCCTAATGATGTTGTTGTCGACGCCTTGAAGAAGTCTCATATTTTCTTGTATCCAAATATTTGGAAAGAGACATCTTGTATTGCAATGATTGAAGCTATCAAGAACCAAGTCATTGTTATTCACCCTAACTATGGTGCATTGACAGAGACTGCGGCTAACGCAACAATCGTATATGAATACAACGAAGATAAAATGCAACACGCAAACTACGCATTCAGTATCGCTGCACAAGTTCTAAATGTGCAGAAAGAAAACCCAAATTACTTCAACCGTTTCACCTACTCAGATCGTTACAACCTTGCACGTAACAGCATTGAGTCTTTCACAAATGTGTGGAATCAAGTTCTTTCACTAATTGTACAGGAGTCCGAAAAATAACACTTGACATTCGTGATATAGTGTAGTACACTGTACATAATGTAAATTTGTTGGAAATTAGATATGGCAATCTTAGTAGATTTTAACCAAGTTATGCTCGCCTCGTTCTTTGCGAACTCAGGTGGTCATAATGTAGAAATTGACGAGAGTATGATCCGTCACATGTTTTTAAACTCTATCAGATACAATCGAAAAAAGTTTGTAGAAGAATGGGGTGAAATTGTAATATGTTGTGATAGTAAGAATGTATGGCGCAAAGACATCTTCCCTTACTACAAGGCAAATCGTAAGAAGTCTCGTAATGAGTCTGACATCGATTGGAATGAACTATTCACAGTGATACATAAGATCCGTGATGAGATCGACGAAAGTTTTCCTTACAAGGTAATTAACGTCGATAGAGTTGAAGCTGATGACATCATTGGTACTATTGTTCATGATAATGGAACAGAATTAAACACTGGTGGCGAGAAGTTCTTGATTTTGTCTGGTGATAAAGATTATATCCAATTGCATAGTTATGCAAACGTTGGACAATATGACCCAGTACGGAAACGTTGGATAAGAAATGATAATCCTGATAAATACCTCAAAGAACACATTTTGAAGGGTGACGCAGGAGACGGTGTTCCAAATGTTTTGTCTGCAGACAACTGTCTTGCAATTGGCGAACGTCAACGTCCTATGACATCCAAACGGTTGTACGCACTGTTGGATGGTGGCGAAAAGGAAATGAATGAGGAAATTCTTTCGGGATATCATCGTAACAAGATGATGATCGATTTAAAAGAAATCCCTCAGAATTATCAAGATGAAATTCTTGAAATTTATAATAGAGATAAAGAAGTCGGACGTGAAGGTTTGTTCAATTTCTTTATTAAACACAAACTGAAACATTTGTTAACTGATATACAGGATTTTTAAAATGGCGAGAATACCGATTTCTGAAATCGTGAACCAAGCAGGTAAACTTAAAAGTAAGAAACAAAAAATAGAATGGTTGCAAAAACACGACTCTGTTCCTCTACGCATTATTCTTCGTCTATGGTATGACGAGAATATTGAATTCCTCGTTCCAGACACTGCACCACCCTACAAGGAGAATGCAACTTCAGACGAAGGAATGATGCTTTATCATGAAGCAAGGAAGCTACGCATCTTCGTAAAGGGAGGCGGTTATGATAATCTACAACAAGCTAAACGTGAGGCGTTGTTTATTGGTCTGCTAGAAGATGTGTGTGATGAAGACTCTGAGATGTTGTGTCAGATGATCACAAGAGAAAAGGTGAAAGGTCTGACCAAACAAACTGTGGAAGAAGGACTTCCACGAATTTTTATTGATCCACTAAAACTGAGTTAAGAAAGATGTCTAAAAAGTTCAAAAATTTTCGCAAGCAAAAAAATCGTTTTGACGATGACGAATGGGGAAACTTTAATGAAGATCGCATTCGGGAAAAACAACGTGGTAAGAAACGCAAACTGCGTGAGAATGAAAATCGAAAACAAAAACATATGAACTTTAAAGATTTTCGAGACGCATAAAAAAATCAAAAAAAATCAAAAAAAGCTCTTGACATTTGTTATCAAATACACTATATTAATAATGTAAGTAATGAGAAAGTAGTAGATTATGATAGCAATAAAAGAGAAAACAATATTGACAGACTGTGACGGTGTCGTCCTAGACTGGGAGTACGCTTTTGGTCAGTGGATGCATCGGCACGGTTATCAAGTTGTACAAGAAGGCATTTATGAAATGGATGTCAAGTACGGAATTGAAAAACAAGAATGCAAACGGTTGATTCGGATGTTCAACGAGAGTGCGTGGATGCGGAAACTTGCTCCTCTTCGGGACGCAGTAAAGTATGTCAAAAAACTGCACGAAGAACATGGATATGTTTTCCACGCAATCACTAGTTTGAGTAATGATACTTACGCTCAACACTTACGGAGCAAAAACCTTCGGGAGTTGTTTGGTGACACTGTCTTTGAACGGTTTGTGTATTTGGACACAGGTGCAGACAAAGACGAAGTCATGGAAGAGTATCGGGATACAGGATGTTATTGGGTTGAAGACAAACCTGAGAACGTCGACGTTGGTATTAATGTTGGTTGTGAAGGTATCCTTATGGCACACACTCACAACGCAGGTTACACAGGTCAAGCCACTCGTGTTCAAGGGTGGAAAGAGATCTACAACTTAATCACTGGATAATATGGAGAATAAAATGTCAGAAAAATTTACTATCCACAAACCTCACAAGATGCTTGATTGGATTGAAGGTGAAGTAACAGAATGGGCGTATGGTCATATCCAAGAACACTTTGGTGTGGATTGTCCATCAGAATTAACTCAAGCGCAGATCGAAGAAGTAATTGAAGTTTGGGAAGATATGTCAGAGTATGATGGTATGTTGGGACTAGGTTTCAGAAACGCAATCAGTGCGTGGGAAAATGAGAATGATGAATACCTGATCTAATTTAGTTTCCTTTTTCCTTTCTCTTTGGATTAGATCAGAAGACTGGCGGTCAAGAAATTGACCGTCTTTTTTTGTATTACCTAAATATAATAAACAGATATTGATGAGGACTATGTCATGCCTACTTACAACTTTCGTAATATAAATACTAATGAAGAATTTGAAATCACAATGAAAATTTCTGAACTGGATGAATACAAAAATACGCATCCTGAGTTGCAACAATTATTGAATAGACCGCCATCTATTGGTGATCCTGTAAGAATGGGTTTACGCAAACCAGATGATGGTTTTAGAGATGTTCTTAAAAATGTAAAGTCGCACCACCAAGGTTCGAGGTCGATACAAAACAAAATTAATACTTGGTAAAATTATGCCTAGGATAGTCACAACTGCACACTTCCACGTAGGACACGCAAGTCCTACTCCCAACCCTTTTCATAAAACTCCATATACTGCGGGTCAGAATAAGGTTGAGGCACAAGGTGATCCAGTCATTCGTAAAGGCGACTCCACTGCATGTGGAGATCCTGCGACTGGTAGTTCTGGAAAAGTAAAAGCGGTAGGTGCATTTGTTCATAGGGCAGGAGACGCAACAGGGGGTCATGGGTCTTGGGTTCCAAACCAAGCGGAATCAGGAGCACCTAAAGTTAACGTAGGTAGTTAAATGACTAATCCAGATTATGCAGCGTTACTCGCAGCTATTGCTGCAGAAACAGATCCAGTCTTAAAACAGGCGTTAATCGATCAGGCATATGTCTTTACGTCGACACCAAGTAATAATGAAATACAGTTATTTGAATTTGTTGATTTCAATTATGTTGAACCGAACCCAGGCGAATTTCAAGACACTACTGCATTTTACTTAACGCCTGGGTATGTAGATGTGGGATATGTTATAGAAGCAGCGTATTCTTACGTAGATATATATTATGTCGACGACAATTATTTCGAAGAAGGTTCGATACCGTCTTCACCAACTTATAGCTCATATGTAGGTGTATACTACAACGAATTTGGGGAAAGTACTTAATGGCTATTACAAAACGAATTACTAAAGGTTCATCCCTTACGTACCAAGAGATGGATGACAACTTAGAAGCAATCGCACCACGCACTAGTTCGACTGGTTCGATTCAAATCCCTGCAGGAACGACTGCACAAAGAGACGGTTCCCCAACGAACGGATTTCTCAGATATAACACTCAACTAAACCAGTTTGAAGGTTACATCAACGGCGGTTGGGGTGGTCTTGGTGGCGGTGGTGGATCTGGTGATCCGAACCAAAATGCATTCAGTAACTTTGCAGTATCTGGTCAAACAACTATCGCTGCAGACAGCACAACGGACACTATTAATTTTGCCGCAGGTACAAACATCAGTCTTACAACAAATGCGACGACTGACACGCTTACAATCAACGCTACCTTTTCACAAGACTTTGCATTCTCTTCTTTGACAGGAACCCCAACAACTGTTGCAGGATACGGTATTACAGATGCACAAGCGCTTCTAGTTTCTGGTACAAACATTAAGACAATCAACAGCCAATCTATTCTTGGGACGGGTGATTTAACTGTTACTGCAACTGCAGACTGGACTACTCTTACAAATAAACCAACTACAATTGCAGGGTTCGGTATTACCGATGCGTTTGATGGTGCATTCTCTTCACTAACTGGTGCCCCCACAACTTTGTCTGGTTATGGTATCACAGATGCGCAAGAAATTTTGGTTTCTGGTACAAACATTAAAACAATCAATGGCGCATCCATACTTGGTTCTGGTGACCTAACAGTTACTGGTTCTTATGGTGACACTGATGTTAGTTCGCACTTAAACACAAACTCTGCAAACTCTAATGAATACTTGCAATGGAATGGTTCAGACTTCCAGTGGGTGTCATTAGGCGGTAGCGGTGGATCTGAAACAGATCCTGTTGTTGGCGCAGTTACAGGTATTGTAAAGTCAGATGGTGCGGGAAATATTAGTGCTGCTGTGGCAGGTACTGACTATTCAGAATTCGATGGAGAATATACAAGTCTACAGAATATTCCCACAGATTTGACAAATGCGGGCATCTCAAATGCATCTTTACTCGAATTGGTTGATGTTGTGGGTGGTTCTGGCGCAAATGGTCAAATTCTAACTTCCAATGGTAGTGCATTCAGTTTTCAAGATGCGCCTTCCGGCAGTGGTGGTGGTGCAACGTCTTTTCTTGCACTTTCGGACACTCCTGCAAACTATGTTGGTGCAGGTAACCAACTTGTCGCAGTTAACAACCAAGCTACAGGGTTAACATATATTGCACAATCTGCAGGTGCAGAATCTAATGACTTGACGCAATCTGTTGTTTGGGCGATTGTACCAGATGCATATATTTCTAATACAAGTGTGGTTCAACACCAAGCAGATCTTCGTATCACTGAAAGTCAAATCACTGACTTGCAGAATTACATTGTAAACGAAACCGATCCAATCTTCTCTGCGTCTGCAGTTGCGAACGTTGACATAGCTGTCACAGAAGGTTTCCTTAAAAATATTGGTGGTGAGTGGTTCTACGATACAAACACTTATGTAACATCAGCAGGTGCAGAATCAGATCCAGTGTTCACTGCTCACAGAACGTACAACATTGGTAACGGTAACGGTCTTTTGGTGAATGATGGTGCAGACAACTGGTCTTACATTGCGACAACCACATATCTAACTGCAAACACTCTCGTTGAAACGGATCCCGTCTTCTCTGCGCATACTACTGCGAATATCAACGATGGTCTTGGTTTCCTTAAACAAGACGGTTCGGGCAACTGGTTCTATGATTCGAACACATATCTGACTGCAGCTGGATCTGAAACAGACCCAGTATTTACCGCTCACACCACATATAATATAATTAATGGTACTGGTAGACTTGTAAACGATGGGGGTGGAAACTGGTCATACGAAGCAAATACATTCCTTGAAGAAGAAACAGATCCCATCTTTAATGCACATACAACAAGTCTTATTGTGGATGGTGAAGGTTTCCTCAGACAAGATAACGCAAACAACTGGTATTGGGACGCAAATACTTACATCACTGCAAACGACATTCCTACATCCACATTAAACTTGGATCAAGTTACCACAAACGGTTCTACAACAACAAACTCTGCAGAATTTGGTGGGTTGACTGTCGGTGGTGTTGCAGTTGCATTGGAAACCGCAAACGTAGCAACATTTAGTAATGGTGCAGGATATATTACTTTAGCAGATCTAAGCGCAAGTGGTGACATTTCATACAACGACACCACTGGTGTTTTCTCTGCAAACCTTCAGTCTACAGGTATTACACTTAGTGATCTTTCTGCAAACAATGAGGTTCCAAGCGGTAACGGTTCGTTGTCTTATGACAGCTCTACTGGTCTATTCACGTTCACCCCACCAGATCTTTCTGGATTAGGAGGTGGAACAGAAACAGATCCAGTCTTCACCGCTTCTGCAGTTGCAAATGTTGTTGCATCTTCTGGTGATGGGTTCTTAAGAAATGTGGGCGGCGAATGGTATTACGACACAAACACTTACATTACATCCGCAGGTGCAGGTGGAGCTACTGTCTTTGGTGATTTAACGGATGTTGATCTTACAGGATTGGCAGATACTGATCTGATACAGTATAACGGCACAAATTCTGCATGGGAAGTTAGTACTCTTGATAGTGTCATGACAAGTGGTTTGGGAACTGCAGGTGCGGGTGCAAACGAAGTACTTAGTTGGACTGGTTCGGGGTTTGATTGGGTTGCGCAATCAGGCGTCACTCTTAACGACTTCAGTGTAACAACTGCTGCTGCGGGGTCTGCAGCACTATCATATGCAAACGGTGTGTTTGATTTCACCCCACCAGATTTAAGTGGTTATTTGACAAGTTACACAGAAACGGATACCTTTGCGACAGTAACAGGTAGAGGATCAATTTCTGCAAGCACAATTACTGCGAACGGAAATATCAATGTTGTTGGTGAGGCATTTGATGGTGGTAGAATTATTCTAAACTCTGCACAGTCGGGATCTCCAAGTGGTTCATCAAGTAACTGGTCATACATTGATGTAGAGCGTGGTGTTTTGCCAAACGTTGCAATCCGTTGGAACGAAGGTTTTGATCGTTGGGAATTCACTAACGATGGTACTAACTATATTGCATTCCCAACAGGTGCTAGCACCTTAGATGAAGTCCTAACTGCAGGAGATGAATCAGATACTCCATTGACATTGTTTAGAAGTACTTCTGGTAATATCAATAACGGTTCTTTGGTATTTGAAAATAGAGATGTGACACCAAATATCAATTCATCTGTAGGTGATATTAGATTCTTTGGGGATGGTCTTGATGAAGGTGGTAGTACATTAACTCTCACAGAGTATGCTCGTATTTCTGTTAAACCTTCGCAGGTTTCATCTATAACGGTAAACGATAGTTTTGGTTATATAGATTTACAAGCGAAATTGGACGGTGGGTTAGAAACTTTTGTAAAAGTTGGTATTGATCCATTCAACCCAAACGATCCTGTGGTTAACAATATTGGAACACATGCGACGAAACCATTCTACGCAGGTCCAGACTTTTACCTCATTGATGAAGTAGACACTGCAAACGACATCTACTCTGATACAAATATTGCGTTGCAATTTGTGGGGTATGATACAACAACTGGTCAGTCTGCAACTCGTGCGACAATGTATTTCCAAAACAATATGTTGAGGACAATTGCTCACGATATGAATGCGGCGACACCTTATAACACATGGACGCAGTTGACGCAGAGACCAATCAGTGCAGGTGGGTTGTCATTCACAAGTGTAGTCGGTGGTACGGCGACAAGTTATGATGTTTATACTGATCAGAACGCAGATGCAAAGGTTAGATCAATTGTTTCTGACGATCAAAACCTTTTAAGATTTAGTGCATATGCAAACACTGAAGTAATGTCTGATAGATCTGACTTTGGTGGATTTAACGGTGGGGCATCAGGCAATGCAGAGATTGTCCCAGGCAACGAAATCTATGGTGCACTTGCGTTCTTCGTGTTTGGTGATGCGAACAATGGTACTGCGTCACAGAATAGTTACATTCCTGAAGGACACACAGAAGAAGTTCCACACGGTATGGGTATTCTTCGTGACTCTAGTCAACATATTAGTGGAACGCCAAGATGGGATCCGTTTGGTGGACCAGACTTCCGTATGACTTTGAATTCCACTGCTAGAGATGCTTCTTACTTCTTTGGGGCGACAACTACATTTAACCAATCACACCCAACCAACCTTATCCTCACAAACTCAGACTACACTCCTGAAGATGATACTGTAATTGGTCGTTTGAATTTTAGAGCTGGTGAGACCACATACACAACTTATAAAGATTATGCACAGATCATAGTAACCGCTGAAGACACTACTGCAGGTGACTATGATGGATCAATGAAATTTAATCTTGCAATAAACGGTACTGACACTACTGTATTAGAATTGAATAGTCTCAATAGTGGTGAACCGCTTGTCAATTTCAAAGCTGCGGATGGGACAAATGTTGGATATGTCAAGCCGTTTTCGAATACTGGACTGACAATTTCGGCAGATACGGATACTGGAACTAGGGATTTAAGACTTTCTGGTAGTAACGTCTTAATATATTCTTCTCTTGATATCGATATCGGTAACAGTCTTTCGCAGGATAATGTCAACATTGGTTCTCAGTCAGCAGCGGGTGGCACACCAATCAATATGTTTGGTAAGGTAACGTTTAATGACATCACAACTGAAAAGACAAATGCACTAACTGGTGCAACTGGTGTTGTTACACACAACTTAAATGATGGTGCGGTATTCGATCATACAAGTTTGGCTGCAGACTTTACTGCAAACTTTACGAATGTTCCTACGACTGTAAGTAGAACTATCGGTGTCGCATTGATTTTAAGTCAAGGTGGTACTGCGTATATGCCAACAGCAGTTCAGATTGATGGATCTGCACAGACTATTCTATGGCAAGGTGGATCTGCTCCAAGTGGTACTGCAAGTGGAACTGATATTGTAAGTTTCACTTTAATTAGATCTTCAGGCGGTGCGTGGAAAGTTATTGGTTCAGCAACGAGTTATTCATAATGCCTAGATTAACAAGTTTAACAGGACGATCATTATCGGGTATGGGATTGTCTGTGTGGACGCACCCTGACATTGCTAGTGGTGTAAAAAACACAACATACTTTGCTTCTCCGCACGGAGCATATACAGGCTGTTTCCGTTGGAGTTACGATGGAACAAAACTTTTTATCGAGGCAGACGACACGGATGTTCATACACATACCGCATCAACTGCGTGGGATATAACAACTGTTAGCTCAACGGTTGATAATGAGAAAACATTCACTGAAACGATTGCAAGTATATTCTTTAAAGATGATGGAACAAAAGTTTATATAGCTGAGAATGCTGTAGGAACAACGGATATCATTAGGCAGTACTCTTTAAGCACTGCATGGGACATCTCGACTGCTACGTCAGACAGTAAGTCTTATAGTCCTTTGCAAAGCACCGTAACAAAAGATTTCTTTATTCGTTCTGATGGCCTAAAACTTTATACAACAGGCAATTCTACGGACAAAGTGTTTCAACATACCCTTAGCGCTGCTTGGGACATTAGCACTGCGAGTTATGACAGCGTAGAATTAAACCTAGCCACTGAAGGCTCCCAAACAAGTCCTTCAGCATTGTGGTTTGCGCCGACAGGAGAATATGTGTGGGTGCATGGAAATGATACGGACGATATTAGACAATACAGTATGACAACTGCTTGGGATATTAGCACCGCAAGCTATGACAGTATTGACTTTGATGACGCTGAACTAGTTGGGCCACTTTCGCTACAATTTAACAACACTGGAACAAAGATGTTTTTTGGTCGTTCTTTTAATGATCGCCTTTGGGAAGTTGCTGTATGACTAGATTATAGTTGACAACCCCTCACACATATGATATAGTACACAAAGAATAACGAATTAGGTTAGATTATGTTTACCCATGTAGATCATGGTATTGAATTACCGAAAATAACAAGAGAAACGACAGAGAAGGGACGGAAGTACTTCACTCCCGAAGGCAATGCCTACCCTTCCGTCACTACTGTTCTTTCTATACTAAATAAAGAAGCAATCCTCGCATGGAGAAAACGTGTGGGGGATGCAGAAGCAAATAAGATTTCGAGTCAAGCGAGCAAACGTGGGACTGCAGTTCACAAACTCTGTGAGGACTATATCGACAATGTCCCAGAGTACACTGCAAAACACATGCCCGCCAACATTATGACTTTCAACACACTTAAAACACTTCTTGATAAAAATCTAGACAATGTTTGGTTTCAAGAAGCATTTCTTTACAGTGACATTTTGAAGTGCGCAGGACAAGTAGACTGCATTGCAGAGTGGGATGGAGAACTATCCATCATCGACTTTAAGACTTCTAAGCGTGTAAAGAAAGAAAAAGACATTCTAAACTACTTTATGCAAATGAGTTTTTACGCTGCGGCGTTTTATGAAAGGACTGGTATCCCAGTTAAACAAGGTGTGATCGTGATGTCTGTGGATGACTCCGAACCACTCGTGTTCAAGATCGATACATACGATTACTTGAAACACTTCAAAGCGGTAAGGGAAAGCTATGGAGAACTCTACGAAAGATGAGGTCCCAGAACGATGGGATGATCCGTGTGACGACTGTACACATTGGATCGGTAAAATATAAGGAAGACAATGTTGAAGTATGACGAAAGACACGGCGGACCATTTGATAGGGGTAGCGCAGATAGTTACTATCGACGTGGGTTTGATCCACACTTCTATGAAGGCGCAACCTATCAGTCTAAACGTGTTGAAAAAGAGCAAATGACTGAGGAAGAAATTGAAGCATATAGGGCGGGATATATTGAAAATGAAGAACTTGGTCACTACAAAGAATATTGATGATATCCTATTAATCGGAGAACATATGATCGAATTACCCAAACGACAAACAAGATATGTGATTGTCGACGACGAGAATGGTATTTTCTTGGGTACATATACTATGGCAGATTTCAAACAAAAAATAGAAGAAGAGTTTTTAGGAGAAGACGAATACATCCCACCTTATGATTTGGATAGATCGTTTGCACTGTTTGCAAAAGACAATCCCTTCTCAGTTCCAAGAGCCTGTTCGTTTGAGACAAGAGAAGAAGCACGAAGGTTTATTCTCGACTCTTTTGGGCCTACTGCCAAAAAACTTAGACTGAAAACGGCACCAGTGCAAACCGCAAGTCTTTACCCAGATGTCGTCGATTTGATAAAGTCTGATTTAGGACACATGACTTTTGACATGTTAGATGGACTTGACATCCCCTCAAAATACCCACATTAAAAAAAATACAATTATTTTAAAAAAGTGCTTGACTTTTGTTTTCAAATCATATATAGTATACGTGTAAATTGAGTTAAACATCCTGATAGGAGAATCATTATGGCACACGAATTAGAGATCGTAAATGGTCAAGCACAGATGGCGTACCGTGAATCAAAAGGTCGCCCTTGGCACGGTCTAGGAACCCCAGTTCATGACTTCATGACACCTCAGATGATGATGGAGGCGGCAGGTCTAGATTGGGAAGTCGAGAAGGTCGACACATTCTATCGCTACAAAGGCGACAATCACGCAACTGGTCAACAAGCACTTGTCCGTTCCACAGACGGTAAGATTCTTACCCAAGTAGGACCAGGCTGGAATCCAGTACAGAACGCAGAGGCGTTCGAATTCTTCACAGAGTTTGTATCCAATGGTGATATGATCATGGATACTGCAGGTTCACTCAAAGGCGGTCAGATCGTCTGGGCACTTGCAGATGTACGTGATGGTTTCTCACTGTTTGGTGGAGACGAAGTGAAGGGTTATCTTCTTTTCTCTAACCCACACCAGTACGGTAAAGCAATCGACATCAAGTTCGTTATGGAACGTGTTGTCTGCAACAACACATTGACTGTGGCGTTGAACGAAAAGGGTATGCCTGGCGTTCGCATCAATCACCGTTCTCAGTTCAATGCGGATCTGGTAAAACAGACTCTTGGTATTGGACACAATAAAGTAGAACGTTTCAAAGAAGCTGCAGAGTTCCTTGGTTCAAAGAACTACCAGAAACAAGAACTTCAGAACTTCTTGAAGAAGGTTTTCGGTGAGTCTACCAAAGAAGGTAAAGAACTTTCTCGTACTGCACAACGTGCATTGGAAGTCGTAGAGACCCAGCCTGGCAACGAGTTCCGTCCTGGCACATGGTGGAATGCATACAATGCAGTAACCTACATGACAGACCACGAGTTGGGTCGTTCTGCAGACACTCGTATGACTTCTGCATGGTTTGGTGTCAACGCAAAACGTAAAGTTGACGCACTGAACACTGCATTGGAGTTTGCAGAAGCAGCATAAAAGTGGGGGGTAACCCCCACTCAATATTGCGGGTGCGCTACAGTTGGAGAGGTAGGCTGGTCTCCAAAACCAGTGCGTAAGCTAAGTGAGTTCGAATCTCACCACCTGTGCCAATCTTGGTGTGGCCTAGTCTGGTAAGGCGTCTGGTTTGGGACCAGAAGATCGCAGGTTCGAATCCTGCCACCAAGACCAATTCAAGGATTTTCAATGAGAGTATTACTTACAGGACATAAAGGTTTTATTGGTTCTCACTTGCATCAACGTCTGATCGACAGAGAGATGGAAGTGATTGGTATTGACCTAAAAGAAGGTTGGGATCGGGATGGTATCAACAATTCGCAAGATCTTTTGAACTGCGAATTACCATCAGGTATGGATCTTATTATTCACCTTGCAGGTAAATCTGGGGTCCGTGAAAGTATTGAAGATCCATCGGCATACTGGCGCAACAACGTCGAAGTTTCAAAAAGAATATTTGAACGATACACTCGCACACGAATCCTTTATGCGAGTTCTTCCAGTATGTACGAACCAGAACTGAACCCTTATGCAGCGAGTAAATTTATCATAGAAGAAGCTGCAACCAAACATCCAAACAATCTTGGAATGCGATTTCATACAGTTTATTCTGATAAACCACGAAATGGAATGTTCCTTCAAAAACTGTTCGATGATGAACTAGAATATGTGACGACACATAGACGAGATTTCATACATATAGATGATCTATGTGATGCAATAGAAGTTTTGATCGATAACGAAATCGGTGGTGTTACTGACATAGGCACTGGGGATCCAGTGAAAATTTCTGAACTAGTCAAAGATAGAAATCTTCCAGTCAGATTATCAACACCAAATGAACGAGAGTTTACTTGCGCAGACATTACCAACTTAAGAGAGTTGGGATGGATACCACAACATGATGTGAGAGATTTGGTATATGAACAAAAGAACAGCACAGACTGATACAAGAGAAAAGTTTGATCGATCTTTGATAGATCAAATACTAGAACACTCAGGAGGCGCATTATACGCTATCACAGTCCCGCTTAAGAATGGAAGGAACATACTAACCTTTTCTACTATGACGTGGGACTGGCACGTCTTATATGACTGCAGATATAACGATACAGAAGAGATGTGGGAGAAGTGCATATCACTCTGGAAACGTGGTCAAGAAGACAAAAAATTGTCAACTCGTTTGAAAAAGACTACTCAAAAAACTTGGGATTTGCTTGACGAGAAATGGAAAAAAGAACAGACAAAACAAAAACGTGCAGCTGCACGTGAAGAGAAAAAAATTCTCGCAGAGATGGAGAAACGTCGAGAAGAAGAAAAGTTACTCGCAGAACAACGTGCAGAAGAAAGAAAAAAAGAACGTGAAGAACGTGAATTAGAACTTGCACGGTTAGAGGCAGAAGAAGAAAAAGCTAAAAAGAAGAAAACACGTAAACCTCGTAAGACCACTAAATCAAAATCCAAACCCAAACCCAAATCCAAACCAAAAACGACAACAACAAAATCTTCTGGTCGTAGTACGAAATGGAGAGACATGAAAGCGAAGATGGAACAAGGTACTCTTGACCAATTCATGTAAGGAGAACAAATGTCAATTATTCATAACCCAGTCGCAAATACACAGTCAGTGATTGATTATTTCCATAACGGAATTAGAACTGTTAACTATGTTTGCACTACAGATGTGTATCAAATAGAAACGAGCGAATACGTTTATTGTGATGTGTTTGTTCAATGGCCACGTCATGAAGCATATGGAAATCAATACTTTGGTTTTTATAGAGATGAAGGCGGAAACGGACATGTGTGTAATGCAGATGAAGTTGAAAACTATCTCTTTGGTATGGTAGAAAATGATAATGGGGATTTGGTCTATTCTGCAAACACCATCGATTACCAGTCATTCGATAATGGAAACTGGATTAGTGGTGGACGACATGACCTACAGTGGAACGGCGATATTAGTTACTATAAACTTGCAAATGGGGAGTTCTATGAAGTACGCATTGATGATGAAATTGGGTGAGAGTGACTGGATTTATGTTACGGAAGATAAAGGTGGAAATTGTTGGGATCTTCATCCAGTGATTTATGAAAGTAAAGAACGTGCGGAACGTGCCGCAGCTATCTGGCGAAACCATGGTGCAAGTAATTGTAAAGTTGTTGAGTATTTGAGAGAAGTTTAACATGGCAATCGAAACTGAGAATGGTG